CACAGCTCGTCTCTCAGTCGATAGTTGAGCGGGCTGATGCCCTTCGTTTCCGTGACGTTGACAGCGGTGATCTTGCCCCTGAGTGGCGATCCGGCTTCTTCAAGGATGTCCACCACTCCGGCGCCCATGTTGAGAACATCGATGCAGATTTCCATCGGCTGCATGTCGTTCATGGTGCGGCGGTATTCGTCGATGATCCGGCCGGCGATCTGGGTTGTTCGCAAGTTGCGCCAGATGATTGGCGGCTCAAGAAGCGCGTTGCCCTGCCGCTTGGTCAGGACAGTGCGGTCGTCGCCAAATCTCGCAATATCCAAGCCCCACACAGGATAGACTGCCGTCGTCTCGACATTGCGGCCGCGAGCCGATTCAATGTCTTCAAGCGGGATAACGGTGTCGTCGTCTTTGTTCGGGAACTCGCCAAGGACACGGACGCGGTAGCGGTTCGAATCCTTGCCGTAGGTGTCTATGATTTCCTGAATGTGCCCACGAGCGCGGGGAACGTCCTCACAGCTTACGCGCAGGCATTTCCAGATGTGCCGCAGCTTCTTTTGCGTGTCGGCAAAGAAACCCGTCGTACGTGTCGGGTTCGAGAACAGAACCGCGATCGCGCCCTTGGTCGAGAGCGAGCCCTGCGCGATTTCGAAGACCAGATCGAAGATGCCGCTCGCCTCGTCCGCGAGATAGAGAACGTGCTTGGCATGCACACCCTGCAAGGCTTCCGGGTTGTGCTTTGAAGCTGTGCGCCGAACGACGAAAGCCATTTCTGGCTGCGCTTTGACGTAAAGCGTTTCTTCGTCGATCTGAATCTGCTGGTAAAGCGGCTCAGGAAGTCGCCGGCTCCACTTGCGAATTTCCGGCCAATTGTTTGTCTTGAGCTGATCTTGGCTATTCGCAGTCAGAACGCACTTTGCGTCGTAGTGGCAGAGCGGGTGCCAGAGAGCGAGGATTGCGAGGATAACCCCTTTTCCGACGCCGTGCCCTGCACGCACGCTGTGGCGAGGATTGTCCGATGGAACGCCATTGGGGTCCGTGAAAAAATACTCAGGACGCAAGAATTTTTCCTGCCATTCCTCCAGCATCACGGCATCATGGCCGCACTTGGCTGCAAATTCCTCTGGTGTCAGCAGTGCGAGTTCTGGATCGTAGGGCAGGAAGCCGAGAACGCCGGTCGCGAATAACCACGGATTGCGATGAGAACCTAACCAGGCATCTTCCCAGCCGCCGACTGGCGCCGCAGAAGGCTTAGCCGTCATGCTGCTCTGGCAAATTCACCGAAATACATCGGTATAGCGGCGACATATGCAGCGTGCGCAACGTGCTTGTCAGCGAAAGTCCCGAGATGAACCAATTTCTTGTTCACTCGCACTGACGCGATCCACTTTTCTGAACCCTTGTGCCAACTAACGCCTTTCAAGCCGCTCTTGCTATTACGATTTGCCCGAGCATTGTGCCTGTTAACCCTCCGGTCCGCAGCGCGAAGATTATCCCAACGGTTGTTTGCAGGATTGCAATCTTTATGATCAATGATGAATGTCGGCCATTCGCCGGTCATATAAAGCCACGCCAATTGCTGGCCTCGATGTAATTTACCATCGACATAAAACCGCACATAACCCTCGCCCGCGACAGGTTTCGGATTATTGTTTATTGGCCTCTTACGTGTGCCGGGCTTCTTGCCAAGCCTACAAAAAAGACCCGTCTCCGGGTCATAATGCAGCAACTCTTTCAATTGACGCTGCGTCAGCATCAAAACTCCCCCGTCTTGCCAGTAAAATCGCTGTGCGTCTCCCAGAAACTCTTGTGCAATCCCGCACGCTCGTCCGCGTAATGCACCTTGTGCACCGCGTTCCTTGGGAATGCTCCATGCGGAAGATGCGCCTGATACGGGCCTAAGCCCTCGGGCGAAAACCATCTGACGGTGAACCCGCTCTCATCGATGTTCACCACCTCAACACGGCGCGGGCCGTCCGGTGTCGGAAGTTGTACGAAAGCTCCGACGTGTAAATCGTCCGATCTCATGCGTGCATCTCCGCAGGCTGAGCGTGGCCGTTGGCTTTTGCCTTCACGACAGGTTTGGCCTTGGCGATCTTCAGTTCCGGATTCTCTGCCGTGTAGTTGTCGGTCAAAGCCTCAACCCATCCGACCATTCGGCCTAGTTCCCACGTCAAAGCCCGCCTCGACATTCCAGATGGAAACCGCATCGTCTTGAACGAGTGACCGATTACCAGATCCAAGGTGCAGCCCGTCCATTTGTACTGGCCGTTCTTGAAACCGAGCAGGGTCAGAGTGGTCTCGATCTCTTGGCGGATTGCTGCGCGCTTCATGCTTCCGCTCCATGCTCACCGCCGCCAATTCTTTGCCATATGTTCGCAAATGCTGTGCTGGCGTCGTGCTTGACCTCGACCTTTTCAGTGTAGTCAGCGCGAAACCTGTTCTTCATCTGGAACGAGTAGACGTGCCCATTGAAGGACTTGTCGCTGATCCCAATCTGGCCCTGATCTTCCCACCAAGACTGTGCGAACTGCGAAGCCATAGACATGGCGTCAAGAAACTCTGGGTATGCTTCCTCCCAATTCAGGAGGGTCTGCCGTGAAATCCGTAGGAAGGTTGCGATTTGCGTGCGGCTCTTCCCGGCTTCTCCGAGCTTCAATACGTCATCACAGAATTTCGGATTGTATTTACTAGGCCGCCCTTCTGGCCGCTTCATTGCGGTCTCGGCAGGACTGAGCGGAGTGGCTTCTGGTTCGGGGAGCGGCTTTCCCGTCGCGCGTGCTTCGGCCCTATCTGCTGCGGCC